ATGCTTCCTTACTTTAAGAATACTTCTCTGTTTAAAATTAGACTAGATGATGAGCACTGCGGAACAACCATTTACCAATTTAACATGATGGGTAGCAGCAAAGCTTATGAGTTTATTGAATCAGATGCAACTCCAACAGAGTAAACTTAATGAAACCAACTAAAGCATGGGATGGTCAGTACAGATCATTTACTGAAGCACTGAAGTACATGCATAACCGGGCCAAGGGTGAAGAGAAATCAATCTATACACCCTGGCCTAAGTTTAATGATGCTACAACAGATGGTTTAGAATGGAATACTTTAACTGTAGTTGGCGGAAGACCGGGTTCAGGTAAGACATTATTAAAAGATCAGATCATAAGAGAATCATTTACTCTGAATCCACATGATGATTTTAGAGTTCTTGAGTTTCAGTTTGAGATGGTTGGAAGAACTTCAGCTCTCAGGGAATTCTCTTCTATCACCGGTAAGACTTATAAGGAACTGTGCAGTGCCGGTTCACAGATAAGTCCTGATGTCCTAATCAAATGCCATGAGTATGCAAAACAAAGGGTGAAATATCCAGTTGACATTGTTAGTACACCAATGACAGTAAATCAAATGCGTGAGCAGATTGATATGTACATGGAAGAACATAATGGCAAGAAGACTATTATCACTTTAGATCACACAATGTTAGTAAAGAGAGCACCATACCAGACAAGCAGTTTAGATATGCTATTTGAGTTAGGTGAGTTCTTTACTCAAACCAAGAGACAGTATCCATGTATGTTTGTTGTTTTATCCCAGCTCAATAGAAATATTGACAATCCGGAAAGAGCAATAGACGGTAAGTATGGCAACTATATTCTTGAATCAGATATCTTTGGTTCAGATGCTATGTTACAACATGCAGATACTCTTGTTGGTATTAACAGACCCGCAAAACAAAGAATCAAATATTATGGGCCGGATAGGTACATAATAGATGATGACAAGACACTGGTGCTTCACTTCTTGAAAGCAAGGAATGGTGATACAAGAATGAGTTTCTTTAAAGCCAACTTTGAAAGAATGGAAATATCAGAAATGTCTACACCACAAACATCTACAAGATAATTATGATAAGTACAAAGAAAGAATCTCTAACACCACAATTAAGAAAAGAGAAGATTGAAAAGTTAAAAGAAGAGCATCAAGAGTATTTCATAAACAATGAAATCCAAGATGCATTATATATTCCTAAGATGGCTTATAGACCATCTGGTAAGGATGATTTACATATTAGTTTCTTTCCAAGTGAACTTGAGAAAGGGATTGATATCTATACAGAATTTGTGAGTATTGATTATGAGACAGAAGATCCTAAGAGAACTCTCTATCTGCATAGACATAATCCGCACTGGCGTGAAGAGTATGAATTGATTGAAAGCAACTCTGGATTTCAAAGACATATTGTTCCTGTTTCTGAGTTAAAAATCATCAATGATGTTAACACAAGACGGAATAAAAGTAGTATCTTTGATATCCCTGAGTTACCTAATCCAGAGCAAATAAGCTTACCTAACCCGGATGAAGTATTCTCTCACAGATCTGCAATTGAAGCACTAATCAGTATAGCAGAAACACTCAAGAAAATAGAACAGAAAATTAAATAACCAATGGCTCAATCAGTATTAGTAATTGCAGAATCAGGTTCTGGGAAGTCAACTTCCATCAGAACTCTAAACCCAACAGAAACATTTATCATTAACATTGCTAACAAACCACTGCCGTTTAAAGGTTGGAAGAGCATGTACACATTGATCTCAAGAGAGAATCCCAATGGTAACATGACCAATGCTTCAACAGCACCCGGTATCATGAAAGCAATGAAGCATGTGAATGACAACATGCCACAGATCAAAACTATTGTTGTTGATGACTGGCAGTACATGTCAAGCTTTGAGTATTTTGACAAGGCTCTTGAAAAGGGCTATGATAAATTTACTCATATAGCAACAAACCTGGCACAAGTGGCCAAGATGCCTAAAGACTTCCGTGAAGATCTCACTGTATTCTTTCTCACTCATGCAGAAGAATCAACAGATGTTAATGGTCACAGAAGAGTGAAGGCCAAAACCGTGGGTAAAATGATTGATAATGCTCTCACTTTAGAGGGTCTCTTTTCAATTGTGCTATTTGCCCGCATCATAAAGAAAGAAGATGGCACCCTGAATTATGTATTTGAAACCCAGAATAATGGTGAGAATACATGTAAGGCTCCTATTGGAATGTTTGACCAGCCAATGATTGGAAATGATTTGGAATATGTCAGACAAGCTGTCTTGAAATATGAAAATGAATAATTAATTAAAGTTTATGTTAAGTACAAAAGACATCACCACAGGAAGTGGTAAAGCTAAACCCGTTATCAGTGTTGGTAACCAAGTTGTGAAGATCAATTCTATCACTCTAGAACAAACTCCTTATGACAAGGAAGCATTCAATGTAATGCTGCATGTAGAAAGTCAGCCTCTGGGCTCAGACTTTGAAGGTTTTCTGAAAGACCAAAACAATCCTGCTGGTCCCCGCTATGAAGGCCAGGTTGGTAGGGTTAGGATGAGTCCTTATCCTTTTAAGGATACAACTCTGCCCACCGGTAGAACTATCAGTAGAGATACTGAAATCCTAAAGGCCATGGTAATGCTTTCTGAAACTCTTGGTAAGAGAGCTGAGCTAGATGCAATTGAAGCCCAGACAATTGAGGAGTTTATTGTATCATGCAATAGGCTTCTTGGTAACAGTGCATTTATTAATGCTTGTGTTGGTGGCCGTGAGTGGGAAAACAAAGAAGGTTATATTAACTATGATTTGTTTTTACCAAGAGCATCAAAAGATGGAGTGCCTGTGGAAGCAATTGATGCTGAAACATCAAGACTTCTTAAGTTTAACAAAGAAGAACACATCAAGCCTCTTCAAAAGAAAGCATCAGCCCCGGTTGATGACTTCAATCCTTTTGGTGAGGCTACTGGTTCTGATTTTGATTTATAATTTTTAGGAGAGAGGGAGTAACATCCCTCTCTCTTTTTAATTATGTTAAGCACAAAAAACTTAATTGTTCATGAATCACAGGTCCCAAGTTACTGGGTCTTCCAATATTATTTGGGTTTAAACATACCACTTACCGGCCAGAGAGAAAAGATCAGGTCAATATTTAATCCATCTGAGAAAACACCAAGCATGTACATCTATGTTGACAAGTCTGTAATGCAATACAAGTTCAAAGACTTTTCAACTGGCAAGCAAGGTAGTAAGATTGATTTGATAATGCATCTATTTCAGATTAATTACAGTGATGCTGTAAATAAAATGATAGATGACTACAACACTTTTACTAAAAAGAATGGCACTACTGCAGTTATCCTGAAACCAGAAGAAAACTGGGTAGTAAATTACTTTTCTGAAAGAAGTTGGTATGATCATGACGCAAAGTTTTGGCTAAGATTTAACATTGGTTCAAAAATTCTTAAAGAATACAATGTCAGACCCATAGAATACTATGAGATGACAAAAGGTTCTGAAAGAATTACAGTAAAAAGTAATTACATCTATGGCTATTTTACCAAGTATGGTGAGATATACAAGATCTATCAGCCCTATAACAGAAAGAAGAAGTTCTTAAAGATAACTTCCCATGTCCAGGGTATAGATCAATTGAAATATGATCAACCTTATCTTGTCATATGTTCATCTCTAAAAGATGCCATGTGCCTGAAGAGTTTTGGTTATAACGTAGAGACAATTGCTCCAGACAGTGAGAATAGTATTCTAAAACCTCTCATTGTAAATCATTTACTTCAGAAGTATAAAAGAGTGGTAACCCTGTTTGACAATGATGAAGCAGGTATGAAAGCCATTACCAAATACAATGAAGTGTATGGTATTGATGGTAACTACTTATCCTTGGATAAGGATTTATCTGATGCTGTTAAGAACTTTGGGTTACAAAAAACTCATGAGCAACTTAAGCCTTTGTTAAAATCAATTTTAAAAATAGAAACATGAATAAATGGTTTATACCAGGTAATGTTCCAAGTAGCAAAAATGGTAGACGGTGGACCGGTAAGTATTTTATTGCCAGCAAAACTGTAGTTAATTACAGGAAGACTTCAAAGACATACTATGAACAGTATGCTGATGAATTTAAGAAAGCAATTGCAAATTGTACTCTACCAGTGAGAATAGGATTGACATTCATTAGAAACAGCCGGCATAAGTTTGATTATATTAATCCCGCACAGACAGTTCAGGATGATATGGTTAACTATGGTTGGATTGATGATGATAATGCAGATGTAATCATTCCTGTATTTA